CCTGTATCTCCTGTAGCTCCAACTTCACCATTGGTTCCAGCAGCTCCTGTAGGACCTGTGTCACCTGTAGCTCCAACATCACCATTAGTTCCAGCAGCTCCTGTGTCACCTGTTGCGCCAACATCACCAGCAGCTCCTGTGTCACCTGTTGCGCCAACATCACCAGCAGCTCCAGTATCACCAGTAGGGCCAACATCACCAGCAGCTCCAGTATCACCTGTTGGACCAACATCACCAGCAGCTCCTGTGTCACCTGTTGCGCCAACATCACCAGCAGCTCCTGTGTCACCTGTTGCGCCAACATCACCAGTTGGACCTGTTTCACCAATACCAGTATCACCAGTAGGGCCAATATCACCAGCAGCTCCTGTATCACCAGTAGGGCCCGTTTCACCAATACCTGTAGCACCTGTAGGACCTGTAGGACCACGTAATCCAGTGGGATATATATTTACATTATTTATCTGATATGTATTTCCAGAACCAGTAGGGGTACTCATCCCCATAAATAAATACTCTATAAACAATCCACTAGTCTTAAATCCAAGAGAAATAGGAGTCGATACAGAGTAATAGGGGCCACTACCATTCATAAGAGTATAGGTTACGGTATTTCCATCATATATTTGTTGATACATATCACCAGGCGAATATGTGGTAACTACTCCAACATTCACTGTGGTATCGCCTGCCGCATTTAGATATTTAAATGTTATTTGATTCGTTCCAGATAATGTACTAATCCAAAAATTTCCACCTAGTACTAGAGTAGTTGCGCCTGAAACTGCTGGTAAAGTTGTTTCTATTACTAAGCCAGTATTACTGAGGTTATACTGTTCTATTGATTGTATCGCATCGTATCGGTCGGTAACGTCATGAATAATAAAACTGGTTGGTCCTAGAATTGTTGGGGACCCATTTTGTATAAAACTGTTCCAAACACCAGGGCCAAAAGAGCCTGTTACCCCAGTAGGACCCGTTTCACCAATTCCAGTATCGCCAGTAGGACCCGTTTCACCAATACCAGTATCACCTGTTGGACCCGTATCACCTATACCAGTATCACCAGTAGGACCTGTGTTACCCGTATCACCTGTTGGACCCGTTTCACCAATTCCAGTATCACCAGTTGGACCCGTTTCACCAATACCAGTATCACCTGTGGGACCTGTTTCACCAATGCCCGTATCACCAGTAGGACCCGTTTCACCAATACCAGTATCACCTGTGGGACCTGTTTCACCAATGCCCGTATCACCAGTAGGACCCGTTTCACTAATTCCAGTAGGACCTGTTGCACCGGTTGATCCTGAAAGCAGTCTATCAAAATGAACATTGTATGCTCTTGTACCTATATCTCTGAGTGCCACATCTAGATAAAGAGGTGTTCCAGGTGTCGGCGTAGACTGATAGGGGACTAGCTGATTGTCTACATAATAAAAAATAGAGGTTCCATCGTAAAGGATTGTAAAAAGAGAGTTATTTGTCCAAGTGGTTGCCCATGAACCTGCCTCAGAACCTGATTCAAAAATAGTGACAGAACTACCCGAAGAAACAGGAAACATAGCATATGACAGGCTTGTGTAGTCAACGAACGTACCAGGATTTTCATTTAGAGCACCCATTACATTCGCTGCCAGATCTCCTTGAAAACTGATCACACATGGTCCAATAATGGCCTCCTGTGAGTAGGCGTGCAGTGTCCAGTCTCCAGCTGATGATGTGCTTTGAATCTCTGATGAACTTAAGATTTGTGTACCAGCTCCAGCTACCCAACTGAATGTCCCAGCACCGAATGTACCAGTAGGGCCGGTATCACCAGTTGGTCCCGTTTCGCCAATTCCAGTATCACCAGTAGGACCCGTTTCACCAATACCCGTATCACCAGTAGGTCCCGTTTCACTAACTCCCGTTGGACCCGTCTCGCCAGTAGGACCCGTTTCACTAATTCCTGTGGCGCCAGTAGGGCCCATAATATTATACGATACTGAATAGGGAGTAGGGCCTGTTAAACCATCGTCCCGTATATTAAGACCAGTTATTGTGTATTGCCCTGATGGAGTTGGACTTACAGATGTTACATAAAAAGATAGTATAAGAGTAGCATTCGTTATTGTAAATACTACAGGTGCCCCTTCTAGAACTAGAGCTGTCACGTTATTAAACATACCTGTCTCATCCGTACCGTTCGCATCAATTATATTAATATTCAGAGTGATTATTTGTGTAATACCATCTCTTGCATAATAAAAGTTTCCTGGAACCTCTGGAGATTCAGATGCTATCCAAGTAGACGTGGTTCCAATAGCGTTTGAGCCAGTAGGTCCCGTTTCACCTTGACCAGTAGGACCCGTTTCACTAACTCCTGTTGGCCCCGTATCACCAGTTGGCCCCGTATCACCTGTAGGACCAGTAGCTCCTGTAGGTCCTACCGCCATTGGAAGAAAAACGGGATTTTCGATGACAGTATTTGATGTATTATCAAATGCGCTACTAAGACGTACGAGTGAATTGGCAAGGTTCGACATGGCATTCGACGAGACTACAGTGCCGTTTATAGAAACGTACGCCGTCGCAGTATCATATACAACTGAAAATCCGTCGCCAATTGAACAGGATGCCGGTCCTCCAGGCGACACACTATTATAGTAAATGTTGTAGGTAGTTCCATCATTCGTAAAATCGATGATCACACTATTAAAGGCGGTATCTGTGGAAGGGCCAATTGTAACTTGTACATTACCATTTGGCGCGAGAAAATTACAGGACCACCCTTGGTTACTCGTTCCATAAATCTGTTTGCTGAGAATATTACCAACAGTGGGAAATAAAAAGGAATAGTTTGGAAGTTCTATAGCTCCGCTCCCTACTGCCCACGTATTTGGGCCGCCACCATATCCTGTAGGGCCACTAACACCCGTGTCACCAGTAGGACCGGTGACACCTTCGCCTGTTGGACCTGTAACACCTGCACCAGTAGGACCTGTTAGACCTGTTGAACCATACCCTGTAGGGCCCGTAACACCAGTGAAACCTGTTCTGCCTGTTGGGCCTGTTGCACCGGTTGGGCCTACACCACTAGGGCCTGTGAATCCAGTTGGACCGGTTCTACCTGTTGCCCCAGTATTACCTGTTATGCCTCCACCAGTTGGACCTGTTCCACCGACACCTGTAGGGCCTGTTGAACCAGTAGGGCCTGCCCCACTAGGACCTGTGAAACCTGTAAAACCGGTAGGGCCAGTCCTACCGGTTGCTCCAGTGACACCAGTAGGACCAAAATCACCCGTTTGTCCTATAGGTCCAGTTACACCTGTAACTCCCGTGGGTCCTGTGGCTCCCGTGGTGCCACCACCAGTAGGGCCAGTTGTACCGGCGCCCGTTGCGCCAGTTAGACCAGTAGGACCTGTGACACCTACGCCTGCGAGGCCAGTAGGCCCCGTATAGCCAGTGTAGCCAGTGTAACCAGTAGGGCCCGTGACACCCGAGGCACCTGTTATACTAGGGCCCGTCCAGCCAGTAGACCCTGTACGACCTGTGGGGCCTGTTACACCGCTGGGTCCAGCAACACCAGTATATCCCGTCCAACCAGTACGACCGGTGAAGCCCGTGTATCCTGTTGCCCCTGTCCTCCCACTAAGCCCACCATATGGTAATAAAATCCACCTTGTAGTACCATTCCCTATCTTAAAAAGTGCCGTATCTGTTTCATAGCCGAGCTCTCCAACTGCTAAAAGAGGATTGGCGATTGTCCATTCTACAGCCGTGCCGTGACGCAGTTGCATGACTACATTTGCCCCGTTCAACTGTTGCCCAGAAGGGCCCGTAGTTCCAGTGCTTCCCACGCCTCCAAAGTTAAATGCGGGGCCATTTGTAAAAATGGTATCTGGATTACCACCGTCAAAAATATAGTATGTTATCGGGCCCGTAGACCCTGTAGGGCCTGTTACTCCTGTGGCACCGAAGCCTGTCATACCTGTGGGACCAGTAGAGCCAGTACGACCTGTAGGACCTGTGGGACCAAGGCCTGTAGGGCCCGTAGAGCCTGTAGGGCCTGTTCTACCCGTAGGACCTGTGGCACCTGTTGACATTCTAATTATAACCCTATTTTTTATCGGACTTTTGCTCCTTCCACTTCAGAAACCCCTTTGACCTCTCCACGAAATACGAGGACCCCAGCTTCTCCTGTGCCATCTCATGTAGCTTCTTCTGCTCGGGTGTCATCGTCCTGATATACTCTGCCGCCTCGAGAGGTATAGGATGTGGCTTGGACTCCATACAGGCGTAGACCTAGCAGCCCGCATCAATTTTTAACGCCCCATAACAGGATGGCATACGTTGCCTTTGATTTAGACGCAACTTTAGGCTTCTTCGAGCTCACAAATCCGTTTGCCCATTTCTGGAGTCCGAATTATCTGGAGAACCCAGAGCAATCTGCCGTGAATAAACGTCTTGAGATAAGTGCGAGGTTGAAGGCGAAACTTGCCAGAGTTCGTACAATCTTTGCTAATAGTCTTCTTCGGAATCCCCAATTATTAGATATTGTTCTACGGCCAAATCTCGACGCCATTCTTACGCAGCTACTCGCCGCCAAAAAGGAGAATAGGCTCAAGTCCGTCATCATCTATTCCAACACGAGTGTCACGTATTCTATGGAGCTCGGCAAATACTTGATAGAGCATAAGTTCAAGTCCCCGAATCTGATATCCTTTATGGCGGACCATTGGCATCCTCTTCGTACGGCCGACAGGCCTGGACCTATTGTCGTAGGAAAGTATGTCCAGCCAGAGAAGACTTTGAAAACGGTCCAACTCCTCTTTCGAACAGCTTCACGCTCCACTCCCACGGCTGATAAGATTCTGTTTGTGGATGATCGTAATCCCAAACATAAGCTTGAAGCACAGGAAAAGGACGGGCTCAAATATATTGTTTGTAAGGCCTTCTATCCGAATTTCACGAAAGAGGACAGGGATCTTCTTCTCTTTTTTGCCCTGGAGGCGATTCAACGCGGGGGTCTTCTTTCCGATACAGAGTATTTGTCCGAATTTTGCTCTCGTACAATTCCCTATAACTATACGAAGCGGCACAAGGTCCGGACCTTCCCAGAGCTCTATGCCTATGTGGCCCGACGAGTTTACGCTGTGGAATCATCTCCTCCTTGGCAGCCTGATACGGACAGCTTGCGCGAGGAAGTACGCTCTTTCTTAAAGAAGATTTAGACGCGTGGCGATTTCACGTGTAAGTGCAAAGAGGGTTCCACCCCAGAAAGTGTCGACAATTGCGAACAATGGGTCATAGTTTGTAAGTGTTGCGTAATTCGTGTAATCATAGACGGCATAGGTACAGAGACCCATGAAGAAGGCTTGGGGAGTGCTTGTGGTTTGAAGAAGGAGGTATCCAAGGGCGAGATAGACGGGAAGGGCTCCTTGCCAGCGAAGAATGAGTGGCGAGCCTCCCTGGACCTTCTTAATCATGGATTGTGCCCATCCGCTAGTTGCGTAGAGCCAGGGAATATCGCAAACGACGAGGAGGGCGGCAAGAGGAATAATACGGCGGATTGCGTCCATATGAAGATGTCTCTACTCGGAGACAATTCTAGAAATGGCCGATGATACTGTTCGGCTAGAAGGGTTCTCAGAATCCCTCCGAGGCTCAAATTCATATTGCGTGGCATCCGATTCAAAGGCGGCGAAGAACTTTGTGAAAGGAAAGGTGGCTGTTCTCGACGGGGAGTTTGCTCATAGAGGGCGCAAGGTGCTTGTATTTCAGAGCACGCAGCCGGTGCCACGTTGGCTGGCACAGATGGGTTGGGATGCTGCCTTTCATGTACGGGAAGTCCAGGATTTGAAACTTGCTCTCACGTATATCCAGCACGCCGTACGACCTACCCGGGTTGTATGGGCTGGCGCGGACCCTGTGGCGGCAGTCATGGCAAGTATTTCGCGGATGGATATTACTCTCCTGGGGCTTGGTGAAAAGGCTCCCACGCATCCGGATTGGCAGATGATTTTCTGGTCACCGGATGCCAGGCAAGAGGAAGTGGAATCGGCGCTCCAGGGTCGTATGGGAAGTGTCACGGGATTGCGTTCGATTCTAAAAGAGTTACAGGCGTCTCAGGTGGGACTCGTGTGGTCTTCGAAAGGGGAGGCGAAGAAGGGGGCGCTCTATTGGTATGACCCTGCCGATGGAGTTGAACTGACAAATATAGACCCGAAGGAGGCGGCAGAGGTTCTCATGGATGTGGCAGTATTTTTGGGCCGTTAGTAGAATGACCTTGAAGTTGAAGACAATTCGGAAGTCACACAAGCCTGAGAAAAAGTACGATGCCGTTTTCGAGAGGAATGGGCGTGAGAAGACTATTTCATTTGGCGCGGCGGGAATGTCCGATTATACGAAACACAAGAACGCCACACGGAAACAGCGGTATATAAAGCGGCATTCGGGAATGGGTGAGAATTGGCGGAAGCCTGATACGGCAGGGGCATTATCCCGATGGGTTCTTTGGAATAAGCCGTCTTTTCGGGAATCGGTGGCTGATTACCGGCGGAGGTTTGGTTTGTAACTTTGACACAATACCCGCTTCCGCTCAGTTATGTTGTAGGCGCAAGTTAAAAGCACAACAATATAGATGGACCAGGGGTACGTTATAAATTTAGATTCGAGGCCCGATAGATGGCAAAAAATACAAGAGCATTTCAAAGATAGTAAGGTTCAGCTACATCGTGTATCGGCCATAAAGAAGCGGCCAGGTGCTTATGGATTGCTCTTGACCGCCATCCAAATCCTGGAGAATGCCAAGGAGAAGGGGCTCGATGCCATTCTCTTACTGGAAGATGATTGCCTGCCTACACCAGGATGGCATGAGCGGTGGGAACTGGTGAAGAAATGGCTAAACCAACATCCTCACCTCTGGGATATTTACAGTGGTGGGACGACGTATTATGTACACCCGAAGGAAGTAGGTCATATTGACTATATTCATTTCTTTCAACCGAAGAATACCTTTGCAGCTCATTGGGTTTATATACCCGCCAGGTCCTATGATATGATGATTAAGATGTACACGAAATTCATGAATACAACACGTGTGAAGCCCACTATGGGTATCGATATCATACATCGACACGTAAAGAGGGTTATTTCACATCCTTTTATGGCATATCAGGAAGATGGATTCAGTAATTTGAAAGGAACACGGAGGAATTTGCGGAAACGGTTTAAGAATGCTGAGAATTCTTTACAAACGACAAGGAGGCGCCTTACTTCCTAAAAAGCTTGAGCTTTTCGTCGTAAGCTCCTCAAGCAACGCTTTTTAGAAACTAAATCAGTGCTACGCACCGATTTACTTCCTAAAAAGCTTGAATGTCCCCTTCTTCGCCTTGTACCCAGCCTTCCTCAAACGAGCCAACGCCTTCTTGCCCGCCGCATGCTTCTTGCGACTGACAATACGGCCCTTCTTCGTCTTCATCAAATCACTCTTTGTCAGCCCACCACTGGTGTGCTTGGCCGTGCCGTGATACACCTGTGCCTTTGTTCCAACAGCGGGGATTGCGCCACCACGCATCTTGCGAGTACCAGAGGTCATTATATACTATTAGTTAGAAAGAAAGAAAAGGACGGCCTCCAGCCAAAATCTCTTTCTGGAGCTGCTCCATCTTTTTAAGGTCGTAAATCCCAGCAAAATGTACAAGGAAACAGCCAGGCTCCCACAAAGGCTCCCCAGGGAGACCACGCAAATACGCGTTGAATCGTAAATGCTCTGCCGTAGTCTCGGTCTTTGCCAGGTCGCCAGGGACAGTTTCCAGTAGCCGAATCATTGCCGCATTCTCCCACCAGATATGATATGTGTATTCTGTTTGCTCTCCCACGCGCTTCCACCAATCCCTCAGCCATGGCGTATTCCTCATGAGCATATTTCCCGAATTCAGATGACCACATGCGTCAATTGTCATCAGTAGGTCCTTTCCAGCCGGTAATAAGGGTACGGCACAATCCTCCAGTCGTATGTCGGGGTTTGTTATGAGAACATCGGCGTCAGATAAGAAGACGAGGGCTCCATCTTCGAGCCCACCTAATACATCGAGAACGAAAGCAATCTTCGACCAGGCAATGGGTCGACTCCTATCCCAGTACTTTTCATCTCCTTGAATATAAGTGTATCCGTGTTTTTCGGCATAGGCTTTTTTGGAGGCAAGAGAAGGTCCCAGACTTTTCCGGAAATCTAACCCGATTGCCAGGGTGAGGATTATCATTATATGTAAATGCCGAAACTTCTTAGACCCTTAACCCCTTTGACGTAGCTTCTTAGTTCCTCGACGATGTTTCCTATATATTGTTCTTGTACCCCCTTGTATAGGGTCCTTACCAGAAACTCGTCGTATTTCATTCATTAAAACTTTTACATTCGTATCAGAAATATCACCTATCTTCACTCCTTCTGTGAATCCTGCTATATTACCATCTAAGGCAGCCTTCTTAACACGAGTTGCAGACATCGATTCAGGTGTTCCATTAAATTCGTTTTTCCTATTTTTACCAGCCTGTAAGACGGCAATACGTTTCCCTTCGTACTGTTTTATTGATTCCTTTAAGGCATCTGATGCCTTTTCGGTTATTTCTAATTTTGCTAGTTTACTGTCAAATATATTATCAACAAGATTTTGAAACTCTTTTACGCGATCTGAGCCTTCTACTATGATTACATTTTCAATAGGGTATTTTTTAATTTCAACAAGGTCTGTTACTATTTTTATTATTTCTTCTGAGTTATTTTCAGCCTTGTTTGTCATTTTAACAAATTTTAAATTAGTCGTACCATACATTTTCTTCAAAATGTTTAATCTGACATCTATACTGAGAGGATTTGACGAACATGAACCGCCAAGACAATCAAGCACAAATACAAATGCATCCGCATTCTCTTGAGTTGCTAATTTAGAAACAGTATCAAATAATTCTTTATGGCCTTTCGTAGGAGGTGAAAATCTACCAAATGTTATTACAGCCTTGTCTTTTGTTCTCTCAATAGGATCCCCGTAATTATCTACAAATAATTCATATCCTGGCCTCATAGTATTACAAAGTGAACACATTGTTACAGGTTTCGTACGACCATCTGATATATCAATAGTATCATTATTTGAAAATGTACATAGTTCACATTCCCAGGTTTCTGCCATTCTATTATTTGTTATACATTATTTGATTGGTTTACTAAGTTTAAAACTCAAAACAAGCATTATCTTTATATGATGCTTTTTCTAATAATTTTAGTATAGCACATGTTTCTGTTGAAATCATGACTGCTTGTGATAAAGTTATATATACACCCTTATCCGTCTTAACTGTTGTAATATTTATACCACCGATTAAGGCTGCTTTATAGTCTTCGTATGTTAAACGGGTTTTGGTTCCACTTTGTATTTCCTTAAAAATCCTACTAATCTTTTTTTCAAGATTAGTTTTTAGTTCTTCTAACTCAAGTGTCATATCATCTCCCGAAATTGGGTCAGGTGATTGTTCAATAATTAGCTTGTACTCCATTTCTGCGTATACTTGACACCGAATCTTTACGCCTACCGAATAAATGCCTGAATCCGGCTCGAATGATGCCAAGTGCTGTCCTTGGTGTGGGCGCTGGGCGCTGAAAGATGCCGCTTGTGATTATGTGTTCGCCTGTGGACTCGATCATAACAATAAATTCCATGTGGGGCAGGGGTGTGGCAGGACTTGGTGTTGGACTTGCGGGAAAAAGTACTGCGGGCAATATATGGACCCGGTCACGGGGTCAAGAAAGCCAGATGCCAAGGACAATCACAATCCCTTTTGTTGTAAGGGGGAAGAGGGATTCAAGCAAGAGGAATATTGTGGAGGGGGGCACAGTAGCCACTGTTCAAAAAGATGGTAATAGTAGATGCCTTCAAGTAGACGTAGTCGTAGCACCCCTTCCCAGCGCGTGATGAATGTAATGAAGAAGTTTATTCCTTCTAGTCTCATTTCTCTGGCGCGTACGCCTGTTTTGAAGGCGAGGAGCACTCGCAGGAATTCCAAGAATCGTAAGAATTCCAAGACTCGTAGGAATTCTTAGAATCGTAGGAATTCTTAAAGGCCACGCCGCTTAGGGTCGCCTCACAGGGCTACCTCACTTCGTTCGGTTTAGCCGTTCGGCTTACAGTCGCCTCACACGGACCTGCGGCCGTTCGGCTTGGTAAAATTGAAACCCCCGCCGCCGACCTGGAAAGTATGCCCTACGTATATCAAAAGAACGCCGATGGACTCTTCGTGTGTGGCATTTGCCAGGAAACCAAGAAGAACCAGAACACAATGCACTATCACATGAAGAAGCACGAAGGCCACCTCCCTTTTACCTGTACAACATGCAAAAAGGAGTTCATGCATTCACAGTCCCTCGCCCTCCATATAGCCGCCCGACATTCCAATGAAGCCGGCACCTTTGTCTGCCCCCTCTGTCCTTTCAAGAGCCAGACCAAAGCCAATCGCATCATTCATTTCATGCGGAAACATTGTGAAGAGGATGTTAAGACATTCGCAACGAATGACTTAACATGCCCTACGTGTAATAAGATATCCAACAGCGGCACGGCCTTCATGTACCACATCTCGCAGTGTATTCAACTTTCGCCAGAAAAGCAGGAAGTTCTTACCACAATATTGTAGATATGCCCTACGTATTCGCCGAGCTGGAAGAATATTTTATAGATGTCTTGAAATATTTGGAAACGCCCGAATGTAAGGAGAAGATGACCGAGCAACAGAGGCTCAAGGAAATCAAGGAAATCACAGCGGAACTACGGAGATGTCTTGAGGCTAAACATCTTGAGACTTCACAAACGTCTGAGAAATCACAATCAACTTATAAAGATGAAACCCAAAGGCCCCAAACGCCAACATAAGAAGCATATCATAGGCGGGCCGCTCAGTCTTTTTTTCGTAATAGCCAATCCAGAGAAGCAGGGGGGCAACAATGAAGACGTGGATGAGATTTACCCAGAGGGCCGGAGAGGGTACAAAGAAGCGTACTACAGCTTTGAATCCATGGTAGCCGACGAGGAGGAGTCCAAGTCCGAAAAGAACCTTATAGGCCCAATCGGGAGTGGCAGCACGACTGAATCCCACCCAGAGGAGAAGAGGTACAATGAAGATTACGTGGAATACAACAATAAGCAGGTAGGTATCCATATCTATTATAGGAAATCTCATAGTATTTTCAACAAAGTAGCGGCATGCTCTAGGGCTCCTTCCATCCATCCTTGACGGAGTGAAAAGGATTCCCCGCATAAATGTACATTCGGCATGGCAGCAATCGGCGTCAGAGCATCTTTGGAGAGCTCAGCAGGGTCATAGCGACCAGGAAGCCAGTACGTCACCCCGTAATCCCAGGCATGTGCTTTCATAAAATATGGCGGAGGAATGGTGGGCCGTATTAGTTTACGAAGCTCTGCTAACATTTCCTCTCCCACCTTTTTCTCTCCCACCGTCTTCAACTTTCGTATCCAGTATGCGGCATCCTGTGTATCTGTGTATGACATATGGATAGAGCCCACGGCAGCATTTCCAGGAATAATGTAGCGAAGGGGCTCGGAAGTGACAATCCGTGAATACTCTTCGTACCAGACCTTCCCATCCTCTTTCGGAAAAGCCCCGTAGAAACGAAGAAGAGGCTCCATCTTCAAATGCCGCATCGTACTCCATTTCGAGAACGCCTTCAAGTCTTTCAGAGCTTCTACAGGGAGTGCGAGGATCGCCCTCTTGGCTTTTATAACAACCGGCTCATCGTGTTGAAAGGTGGCCGTCACGAGTCCATGCTGCTGAATATCTACCAGCGTATGCTCCATGTGAAAGACCGCCCCCAGCTTTTCCGCTTCGGCACGCATTGCGTCAATCATGGCAGATAAGCCTTCGGCACAAATTCCGTAATCCGTCCTACTGAATTCGCCTTCAAAGAGTTTAAGAGCAACATCGGCGCGCATAACATCCAGCTCAGCCCTATAGGGAAATCGTATGAGATATGCTTCCGCCTTGGGTCCGTGTATCCGTGTCAGTAGTTGGCGAAGAGTATGTGTTTCCAAATCGTGGGGTGGAAGACCCTTCAGAGGCTCGAGAAAGGCGGGAATTCCTGGTTGAAAGGCATCGGGCTCCAGAGCCGAGTCGTACGTATGTTTATATTGGACAGTGCTGCCGATAGGTATAAATTTGAGTTTATAGCGTTTCATGAGCTCGAGGACCATGTGGTGGTCTCCTGAAATACGTCCCGCCCCAGCTTCCCATTGGAGCTTATTTCCATCTACCGTCTGGCGAAAGGTATGTACACGTCCACCGACACCCTTTTGTCGCTCGAAAACGGCGAGACGCTTCGTCCCAGCCTTTAATAATTCAATGGCGACATATAGGCCAGCTATACCGGAGCCTACTATGATAGTATCATAGGGGGCTTCAGTTTCCATATTTTAGCTTCCGTTTATTTCTTTGCAGCCGCCTTCAGACTTTCGTAGTGCGTGCTCACATAATAAATGACGATGAAAGAAACCACGACGGCCCCAAGTTGTTTCAGAGTCTTTGACATTTACTTGGGGGTTAGAGATTTGACTGAATCCACTCGGCCACCTTCTCAGTACTACTTGATTGAAAGGGGGCTGTCGCCTGCTTGTTCTTGACGATGACAAAGCTGGGCATGGAGCGAACACCACAATAGCCAGGGGTATAATTGTTCTGGTCCACGTCACATTTCAGAAAATTAACATTGGGAAACCTCTCTTCGAGGTAACCGAGGTCCAGGCGACGACAGACCCCACACCAGGTTGCCGTGAAATATATGACAGTGAATGCCGGAATTTGTACACCTGGGTCGGCGGGCTGGAGCCCTACGAGCTGCTCGTACTCAATTTGTGACATTAGATACTTCATTATATTGACTCGGCAGAAACTCCTTTTGAGCGTACGAGCGCGAGACTGATGCCGGCAAGTGTTACAAAGGTGAGGGAGCCGACAAAGAGCATAGAAGAGGCATCTTCTATCTCCATGGATCCACCCGTCTGTAGATTTTCTTTATTTACAATCTTTTCGGCAACATCGGCAAGGCTTGGTAAGTCACCACCACCCTTTTGTACTGGTGCTGCCGTAGCCGCCGTATATTCCGCTTTATTCTTGCTTAAACTTGACATCATACTTGGAAGCATCATCATCCCCGCCCCACCTCCCGCCAATGCCGTAATTCCACCAAATACGGTCATAATAGTATTGAGAATTGGTTTGTAAGCCGTAGTTAATACAGATGGTAGCATATTTACCAGGCCATATGTACCGGCACCTACCAAGGCGAGGGCAGCGGCAAAGAGGGCGGCATTGACTTTTCCAGTGCCGCGCGTATAGTTACCACTTGCGTCCTTTTCCGCCGTTGAAATGGGTTTCGCAGGATTGAATTTCGTAAAAGGTAACTTGTATCCTTCGTATGAGAATGCCGGGCTAAACATTTGAACAAGGTCAAAGACGTACCAGGGATTCAGAACAAGAAGATATCCGACCCACCAGAGACTGGGATAGAAGACTGTGATATACGTATTGGCTAGCGTGAGGCCTCCCTGGAGAGCCGCCTTTGCCACGAACCACATTATAGAGCCCGAGGCCCACAAGTTGAGTCCTCCGAATCCTAGGTACGAAAAGGGTGGTAAAGGAATCCCACCGGCAAGGATGAAGAGTCCAAACCAATTCGCCGTAATTGGGAAATATTTGGATAAAGAAAAACTGCTTGGTGTTGTAGCTGCCGCCATCGCTATTGAGACATACGAGCTAAATCTTGAAGAGTAGACCCGCAAATCCATTCACTACGCGCAGAACATTGTGGTTTTTGGCGTACACAATCACAGTCGACCTCCCGCGATTTGGCACATAGGCAGGATTCGTGATAGTTCGGATGGCTGAGGCGGAGCCATTCGGCACGGGATTTCCAGCGCCATCAAAACTGAGTGTTTGCTGCTCATTGGAGTCGGGGCGCAGATTCACCACGAGATTCATATTGTCAATACGGCTGGCATTGAGGGAGCCACTGGGCTGCATCTCTTCCGGTCGGAGGGCAAAGCTGTACATGTAGATAAACTGCTTGACATCCGTCGTTGTGTGGAACTGAAAGGGCTGGACGAGACGGAAATAGCCGGCATCGCGAATATCGAAGCGGTCATAGCCGTCGACTTGGAGCACGGCATCTTGGAGCATGTCACGAGACAAGCCCGCCTCGTGGCTCGATGTACTACCAAAGTTGAACCACTCGTTCGTATTTTCCATGACATCGCGCCGAAGAACCCAGATAATTTCACGAAGAGGGTGGTTGAATTCCATGCGCACTGTCTGCGTATTGATACCGGCGGGAATCGTGGTTCTCGGAGTGTACTGAATTTGCTCAATAAGGTATTCGTGCGTATTTGCCACGAATCTACGGCGCTCTTCCGTGTCGAGGTAGATGTAGTCACCCCACATGCGGAATTGCGTGATTTTGGCCGGCAATGGTTGTACAGTCCCGCAGGCTGTCGTGAGAGTCGACTTGTCAATCATACTTGCCAGGTCCCGCAACTTGACATTAATACGAATGACGTGATATTGCATGGCGAGAAGAGGCAGGTAGAGACCAGGATTCTTATTGAACCAGAACTGGAGTGGTACATACAGCTTCGTGGCACCGTATGTGTAATTTCCTACAGAGCAAGCACCGGATTCAACGCTAGGAGATGGTATATTCTTGAGGGCATCACGTTGGCTTGCCGTGGTCGTGAGAGTCGACCAAATCTGCATCCATTCTCCGGTCTGTTTATCAATCTCTTGCTCTCCAATTTCGAGTGCTATCTCTTCGATGAGGCCGTAGCCTGCCGTATTTATATAAGACCCCTTGGAGCCGTCGCTCATAGTAATGTAGGGCAGCACGATTTCCAACATCATGGGTCCAATCAAGTCCCCACGACGCGCAACAACCGCCGTCACGCGTTTTCCAAAGTCCGGGTCGCCGTCGAAATAAATCTGCTGCGATTCCATGGCAAAGTTCGTATAACGACGATAGACCATTTTGAACCACGTAATCTGGGGATTTCCGGTTAAAAAAACATCTTGTTTACCCATTGCCACGAGTTGTAATAAACCACCACCGCCTGGCATTCTAGTGTGATGTGCGACTTATTCAGGAGATGGTATTCTTATATTGTTGTAGAACCCGCGATGAGTCGGATAGAACAAGAACTGCTGTACTCAATTAATCCTTTGACGAATCAGCCGTATCCCGCGAATAGCTTTCAAGTCGCTGATGGACAGGGTACGCGTGTATGGCAAGACATTTTTGCCACGATTAGCAGTCAATCCGCTGCCGATGGAACGGCGATTGGTTACCTCCCCTCCACGTTCCTACAAGTGTATGGGGCGGCGTCCTCGATTTCCACGATTCTGGCAACAAGTTATTCCACTCTTTCGAGTCAAATTGGCCTCGGAGGCATACCGGGTAGTATCACTGGCTTTGAACTTCAGAGCACGGTTCGTTGGATTCAGGGCCCGGCGAGATACATCAGCACGGGCGACCTCGTTAGCTCCATGACACCCTTTTTGAATGGAACTCTCTCTTTCATGTCGAATATTCAGAGTACCGTGAATGGGCTCGGTACTGCCAAATACATCAGCACGGCCACTCTCCAAAGTACATCTGCCGGTCTTATGGGGCAGCAGCAATCCACGGTGGCGGGGCTGGGCTCTTATGGGTATATCAGCAGCCTTTCCTTACAAAGTACGTTTCGGGGGCTTGGAACCACTTATGTGAGTACGTCGGGCCTCGCCAGTAGTATCACGGGCCTGCTCTATCCTGCGTCCGTTCCTGGGGGAAGTCTTGGGATTGTTGTGACGGGGTCTACGGACCCTCCCTTCATGAACTACAATAATCTGACGCAGGACTACCTTTTGAGCACGAACTATTTCAGCTTGGCGAATGCCGGCTTCTTTGGCGTTGTGTATGGCAGCAATCTTCCCAGTACAACATACGGCCTCATTTCATCTCTTGGCACCTATGGATATGTGAGTACGGCCACACTTCTCAGTACCAGCTCAGGCATTCAGGCAGCGAAGCAGAATATCTATATTGACAGGGCGGGGTCCATGAGTATTTACGGGTCACAGGTCTCCATATCTTCTGTTGGAGCCATCACCTTTCTCAGTAGTTTCGTGAACTCTACCATAACGTACAAGGGACAAAATGGGAACATGACGGGAGTTACAACGAGTGGCTCCAACCTCTCCTTTTCGACGATGAATCTACAGCTGGACGCGTTTTCCAGCCTCATTACATCTAATAGTCGGATTACGGTGGAGGCGTACCCAACCTTTCAATTCGACACAATTACAAACGGCTCTGTGAAATCCGTGGCGATTCCCATGTATACCTATATTCAGTATGGCACATCGTTCCTCAGTAGTCAACATGAAACACTAGTGGCAGGAACACAATCGGCAAATGGATATTCGAACTTTTACCAGCAGCCTATTAAGTTTTCCATACCTGGTACACAGGTGATAGGCTCTTACGCGAACCCCTACGTCTTTCAGCACGTGCTACCAGGAGGCATATCCTACCTGACAAATCTCGGCTTTCGGTCACCAAACCTGAATACGTATTTCGCTTCTACGAACTCGTATTTCTTAACGGTTCAGAATCTGTCATTCTAAGACAGAGATGGCAGCGAGTCTAAAAACGCTGGACACTGATGTCATTACACTCCGACAAATTAATGTTCGGTCAGCAACGAATGGATATATTCCCGCATCGAATGTTCTGATTTCAGACGGAATTGGCAATGGATACTGGAACTCGGTGAGCTCTATTCTCCCCAAGGCGTATGATACTCTTATTGATGTGAATGGGTCTACCATGAATGCCAATAACATCGGAACTTCCGTACAATATAGGACCATAGGTGTTGGGGGGCTCTTTGGGGCCTTTGTGAATGAACCTGCGAGTACCTTTACTTTCAGCAATGCCTACCCGAATGTGCTCGTGGCGCAGAATACAGTGCCTTTTGTATCACGAATTGCTGCGCAGACTGTGCCAAATGGGCAGAATATTACCATGTCGACTTCGCAGTCCACACTCAAATTCATTGGGGTTGGTGATATACAGCTCTCCACCATTAATGACTTGAGGACGGTGTTCTTTTCCATCAGTAGTTTTACGGCGAGTGGATATGCCGACCTTTCTGCCGTGGCCCGTTCTTGGCCCGGATATTCCTATAGTACTATTTCCACAAATGCGGGATATGCCAGTTTCACGAGTAGTATTCCTATTTCCACCTTTTACCAGCTTGATGAGAACAATGGATATGGCTGGGATTGGACTCCGAATACGGGGTCGAACCTTCGTGCTTCCACGGTGGAAACGTATCCCGCCTATTCTACGGGCGATGTGTATTTCAGTACGGTGAGTTTCACAATGGCACCCTTTTTGCGCTATATTCAGCCGAATTCCACGACGCGTATGTTCCTCGAAGTGAATCCGAATTATCTGCTTCCACGTCTCTATTTGGGTACGAGTCCCCCTTATTCACTTTTGAAGGAGTTCTCTACGTTTATTCAGTATGAATCGGCAAATGGTCGTCAGATTCTGGGGAAGGCGTCGCAGGGAACGTATATGACGTCACAGTGCTCGAATGCGTATACTTCGAACTATTTCAATACATCCTTGAAGCTGGAGCTTGACACGGCGGTTCTTACAAGTAATGCGGCGGCGGACGGACCCTATGGGGCCTACTATACCCTATATCACAGAATTCCGGGTGGAATGGCGAATCTCGTATCGGATGGATATTGCGGGTATTTATTGAGTACGAGGGGTGGGTTCAGTAATTCGCTGGGAATCACTATAGACAATTACACGCCGACAAGTAATGCCGTGTTTCTCCATGTACATAATCAGTCTGGGAATGCGCCCCCGATGCCTGGGCCATAAAATTTCTCAGTGTTTAGTATACAAATGGATGTTTTCATGGCTCTATTGGCAGCTGCCTTGTTTTTTGTTTTGACGCCTGGTATCCTGGTGACACTTCCTCTTCGTAATAAGTTTGCCGTGGCAGCGGGACATGGTGTCGTTTTTGTGGTGATTATGTATTTTGTAAAGAATTTCTATGGTGCGTAAAGGCTCCTAGGTTTATAGGAATTGATATCTACAACAAATCCAAACCTTCTAGTAGAATGTTTGACTTGCTTGTTCTAGTGGGGCTTTTTGTCGCCTTGACCCCCGGTATTTTTTTCAAGCTGAAGGGCTCAAAGATGGTGTCGGCAGCCGCACATGCGGTTCTTTTCGCTGTTGCCGCCTACCTTGTTTCGGTATATTTTATAAGTTATGATGGATTCCAGACGGGTCCTTCACCAATATGCCCTGCTGGTGGAATGTTTCTTGCGAGCACAAAACAATGTAGTATGGCTATACAATGTCCTGACGGCTATCAGCAAGTTGCTTCGGAAAATGGGTCAGTATCATGCTCCAAAACTGCTACTCCCGTATGCCCCGATCCCTATACATTTAGCGGTACAGGATGTACTTCTACACCAACCTCCTGCGCTGCCCCCTATGTACTTACCAATGGCGAATGTATTGCCCCTGCGGAAACAACGGGAACAATGCGAGCACTGATAAAGAAAAAAATGCCAGTACCTAAAAAAGCGACCAACATTTCCAACCCGTCTTCTGTAACTGATAAAAATGGAAATACAATTAGTGTTGGTTCAATTGCTAGATGTGCGGGCGTGAAAGGCACATTCGATATTACAGTTACAGTGATCGAATCAAAGCCTAGCTCTACCATAATACGTGGTACTGAGCGTGGTAATTCACGAGCTTACAACCTTTCTTCATGCGCGGCAGCAAGCACAGTTGAATCTATGTTTGGATGAAGCCCCTACATACAAATAATCCAAACCCTCTAGTAGAATGTTTGGCTTGCTTGTTCTAGTCGGACTTTTTGTCGCGTTAACCCCCGGTATTCTTTTTCGCCTGAAGGGCTCTAAGAACGTTTCAGCAGCCGCACATGCGGTTCTTTTCGGCCTCGTGGTCTACGTTGTTGCCATGTACGGTCCTAGTTATGGTTTGAGCTTTGAGGGATTTCAGGATGGTTCTGGACCAACAATATGCCAGCCTGGAAGTACATATTCTGATGGCCTATGTAGAAGTTCTGTTATTTGCCCCAGTGGGCATAAATTCAGTTCAATCTCAGGGAAATGTATTAATGGTAAATCGGGTACACAGAGACCTGGTTGCCCGGCTAATACTGTTTTACACGATAATGGATGGTGTTATCAATTTATTAATCCTGAATGTCCTTCAGGTGGTAGCATAGATGGTGAATCTTGTGCAGCTAGACCCACGTGTCCAGCTGGATCTATTCTAACTGGCAACAATAAATGTGTTGCCCCTAGCTCTCCGACTAAGCTTACAGCTAGGCCAGATTTGCTTACGCCTACAGGGGGCGGCCCTAGCCCTACCAAAGTCTTTGCTCCAGGTCAAATGATCTATTGTAATAATCAATCTGTTGCACTTAAGGTTATCACTATGCCAACTTCAACTACCGTAAAAGTTGACATTCCAGGACAGCCATCTATTTCTACGTCATTGTGTAGTGCAACTCCACCAACAATCCTTGGAGCTGTTACATCCGCTATTACTGGTAGGTAGCTTCCCGCTTCCCTAACTCCTCCGCCCACGCCTCTAACTTCCCCCCGACAATCGCCGTGGGCCGATAAGGCCATGGGCTAAGGTACACTGCGTTTGACCACGACCCGGCTCTTCTCCACCCCACACCCTCTTTACACACTTTCCGAAAGAATCGCTGACCTTCAGTATTCTCCGCAAAGTTCCCACGAATTTCCACCTGCCTTCTCTTTTCTTCCGGCGTTGTTGCCACAGGCCATTCCGCCTCCAACTTCTCACAAAGAGCCGTGTACCATAAAAGACACTCATGAAGACGCCACACCGTCGCCTGAAAGGTAAATGCGTAGGTATCTGTGGGGGCTATGCGGGCCCATCGCGGTCCAAGTGGTACTCCACCCGGGCCTGGGCATGGCATCAGCCTCACATTCGTATACTCGTTTAGGAGCTCGAGGGCTTCGTCGATGGCTTCGTAGTTGGGGGCACGGTCGAGAAGGAAATCCTCTTGGACTGGGAGTACATAGTCATAGCGATAGGCGAGGGCTTCCAAGGCAGAACGTCGTGAATCGAGGAAACCCGCGTCGGCCTTGGCCAGAGGAATCAGCTCGACACCCATGGCGGCCACTTCGCGGCAAATAGGATGGTCGGGCTCCTCGGTTGCCAGGAAGAGCGGCATTTCCAGGGCGGGGGCGTAGCGTTTCACAAGAGTGAAATGGAGTGGTAGGAGGTAATAATATTTGGGCGTGGAATTCACTAAGTAGGCGCACACGTTCCTTATGTTCATCTAGCCAATAGATGCTATAAGGCCTAAGGTCCCCGCGACATGATAAAGGTAGGTATGCTGGCGAGGAATCCCAAAACAGGCAAGGATTTGCGAATTATTAATTTAGATACATCTGTATGGCGGGACCAGAAGACGCTGGTGTGGCTCGACAAGGTGCCGCCGAAGTCTATGGGGCGCTGGGATATGGGTGTGACGGATACAAAGTTGGCCGAGGCAATGATAGAGAATCCCGCCGATGTCGTGGTCTGTCTGAATGACCCAGAGGAAGTGAGGAGCTGGATGGAGGCTGGAAAGTGGTCGACAGCCCGTCTTGTTGTTGTCAAAAAGAGTTTCATTAATGAGCATTTTGATATGCTGCCGAAGTGGAGGATAACCAATCTCCTTTGCCTCGATGAAATGCACGACCTCTATCCCTTTGTAGGAGCCAAATGGGATGGAACAGATGACGACGCCAAGATTCTCGTGGCACTGGCACTTCATTTCGGTCGTACCTTTCCTGTTTTACCAACACGCAAGGCCGAGGGGCTCGCAGTGTTCGGCACAACCTTCGAACCACAAGAGCTATGGCTTGTCACACAGTATTATCAGCCCGATAAGAGGCGGAAGGTGGAAATCGACGCCTGCCTCAAAAAGAATACGGAGTGTGAGATGATTGATAAGATTCTTCTGCTGAATGAAAAGCCCATGGGCCAAGTACATCCTAAAATCCAGGAGAAGGTGATTGGAAAGCGGCTCACGTATGCCGATGTAATTCGCTGGATTTACGAGGAAGCGCCACCTGATATCTACGTGGCTTTCGCGAATGCCGATATTTTCTTGGATGATACATGGCGTCTTCTTTGGTCCACGGACCTCAGTACAAAGCCGAAATTCCTCGCGCTTCTGCGATGGAATGTAGATGGAACCACGAAGGCCGATATGGATGCCGCAAAACTCTTTGGGCCTCGCCCTGATTCGCAAGATACGTGGGTCATTTCTTCCAAGGCGGTGAAGGCACTCAAATGGGATTGGGAGACACTCAACTTTCCTTTTGGACAGGGTGGTTGTGATAACGCAATTACGCTCGAAATGTTCAAGCAGCGATTCCTTATTGCCAATCCTGCTCTGACTTTGAAGACGTACCACTATCATACAAGTGAGATGCGGACGTATGACCCCCGCGATATTGTGGACAGGCCGAGTTATTTGTATATTCAGCCTACAGGTCTTCATGATATGCGCCCTGTACTGGATTGGGGAAAGCCGGCACGTCAGCTGGAGCGCGAAGGGTACATGCGGCTCGTTCAAGGACCCTTGTCGAACGCGCAGGCAAAGACATTCTGCTCGATGGTAAAGAGGAGCACGGAGGATAAGCTGGCACTCGAAGTGGGGAATACGAATATGTGTACTCCTCCACCTATCCCCATTTACGAAATGAACAATATCTTTCAAACACGCGAGGGGCTCGTGTATACGTATGATTCGATTCTTGTAGGAAAGACCAGGGCTTGTACGGAGGCTTGGTCCGAGTCGCAGCTGAGCTCTATGGCTGTGAGTTTATCTGTGGACGAGGCCATCGCGGCACCGTTGCCAAATAATGTGGCCGAGGATGCCGGCGCATATGTCCTTCATTATCTTTCCAAGGTCTTTTTGCTGCGTGAGTTCGCCCCCAAAGCCGAGTTCTGGTGTCCCAAGGACCGTCTATGTATTGAGGCGATGAAGATGTTCAAGTGGCCCAATAAGGAGATTCCTGTTTTATCTCGTGAGGACCAGCAGATTTGGTGTAAGAAGGCGATTGTGTGGCCTTATGAGGACAAGTTGCCTTATATGGTTTCAAAGGAGGAGGTGGGGGCTCTTCGGAAGAATCTGTCAGGCTGGCAGCCTATTGTGAATTCGAAGAAATTAGTTCTGATTCTGGATAGCTGGGTAGGAGAGGAATGTGACGAAATGTTTGAGGGAATGGATGTGAAAATCATCTGGCCTACGACGTCCTTAGAAGTGGCGCTGGGCGCATTGCGAGGTGCCTGGGGCGTCATCACGATGAATAATCAGTGGCTGTGGGCGCTTCCTGTAGGGGCCATTGTATGGGAGATTCAATCTGAAATGCAGCCCAGTACGGCCATGTTACATTTGTGTGCGGCGGCTAGCCTGAAACATCGTCTCGTGATTGTTCCCAAGGGCGCTCCTACTGGGCGTGATAAGGAGACAGTGATGAAGAAGATACGCGCGGATGCCATGGAGATGACGTTCGAGCCCCCAGCTGTGAAGCAGCAGGTGATACTTCCTATGAAGCGCCAGGACTTTTTCCAGCACGCGGGTGATTCCTTTCGTGAGATGGTAGCAATCTGGGGTGAGCGTGGATATGTGGATGTTGTGGAGAGGCCTGTGGAGCAAGTATGGTTGGGAGGAGTTGGGGAGACGCTCTTATACGACCGCCCGACGCTGGAATGGCTCCAGGCATCTAGTGAAAAGAGTTACAAGCGCGGCCTCTTTGGAAATCCTGTACATGGGAGTCCTTGGACGTTCTGGCCTCGTCGTCCAAGGCTCGTAGAAGAGATGGTTACAAAAAGCTACAAATCCTATGAAGCCCGAGAGAAGACGCTGGTGTTCTATGGACGGTCTGAGAATGCCGTGCAGCGAAAGAATCGTACAGGGGTTGATTGGGAATCGGTGTGTGATGACTTTTCACACAGGATTTCCAATGTAGCTTATACATATACACAGGAGGAGTATTTGGAGCGATTGGCGAATGCCAAGTATGGGCTGTGTCTGGCGGGATATGGAAACAAGTGTCATAGGGAGATTGAGTGTATGGCGATGGGTTGTGTGCCTATTGTGGCTCCCGAGGTGGATATGACGTACGCTGACCCACCTGTGGAGGGGCTTCATTATTTCCGTGTGAGTGGACCCGAGGAGGCAAAGGCGGTGACACAAATTACGCCAGAGAGGTGGATTGTGATGTCGGCGGCTTGTAGGGATTGGTGGAAGAGGAATGCTTCGGCAGAGGGCTCATGGGAATTGACGGCGCGACTCGCAAAAAATGTGGATGCCTTTTAGAATGTCGAATCGCGATTTTAGTCATGTTACTCGCGTACAACAGAAGGCATCGCAGAATCTTTTTGCGGCAAAGGTTGTTACACTCGTGGCTCAGGCTGGTGCCCCTGGATATGTTGTGAAGGGGGGAGTGCCGGCTGCCAGTGTGGCAATTGCCACGAATATAGGACAGGCAGCGGCAGGAGCTACAGTGTCTCCTTTCATACCGAATCCTATTGCTTTGGCGGATGCGGCTGGTACGAATACAGTGTACAATCCTAGTGCGGCTATCGCGACGGGTATTCGCTCTACTTAGACACACAATTGTCTAAGTTCGTGTAAACTTCATATCATAGATATTGTTCTGGGCATCCACATAGAATTCTCGCCCATCTATTACTTGTTTTCTGACCTTGATGTGAATCACTTCATGGTCAGAAGTATCAATCGAGCCTTCTACGCGCACTTTTGGGCCTATAAGCTTTGGAACTTTCGCCTTCGGAAGTTTAGGAACTACGGGAAGACTCTCTAGGACTTTTTCGGCAGAAACCTTTACAGGAAGCTTGGCAACTGGAGCTTTGGCAACTGGCTCCTTTGTGGCTTGAGCTTTTGCGGAAACCTTGGCGGCTGGCGCCTTGGCGGAAACCTTTTCCTTCACCATCTCACTAATGGTAAGACCCTGCTCCAGCTTTAAACGAAACCAGTTTCCTCCATAGACATGCGCCCAATCCGGTATAGGTTCATTCATAAGTCCAGCGATTCTTCCAACTTGTATCCCACGCCCCTTATCAGCTTTCGAGCTCCAGTATTTCAACTTGTTCTCACATGTGTCACAGATGGTTGCTTGTGTCCTTGTTGTACATTGAAAGGTTACGTGAAAGGAGCCGCCTTGTTCGAAAGGCAACTCCTCACCTATAACGCGACCAAGGCAGGGCATGCTCAGCTGAAGGGAGCCCGCCCGGATAAATTTTACGGCCTGCCTCGGCCTAGGGCCAAGTATGGACGAGCTTTATCCTCTTAGCAGCGTTACTATGTATCCCCAGACCCCGTACATGCTTACTGTACTGGGCCTGATGATGTTATTCATGTCATTATTGGCCTACATATATCCCGTAGCCTACGGTACGTTTGATGGGTGGCTTGTGTATTCTCTTATTACTTTCATGCTGGCTGCCGTGATACAGCTTGGTGAATTTGAAAAGCGGGGCTATTAGCAACGCGGCTAATACACTTTAAGAGTC